CATCGGCGGCCCCTTCGGGGGTCGCCTTTTTTTTGTCCCGGTAAATAAGTATTTAATTAAATACTAATTTTTGCGCCGGGAATATAAGCATTTTATAATATTTTAAAGTAATGATGATTCCAGCTTTTCAAACAAATGTTTATATTAGAATTTGCTAATATTTATCGCCTTATAAAATTACTTTATATAAAAGCCACCTGTGCAATTTTGCCTGTGCATTATTTCACGTTTTCGATAATAACCGTTTTCCCGTTGTGGGAATAGCAAGCGAGACAATCTATACATTTTTGCCCTGTGCAATCCTGCCTGTGCAATCTATCCCGCGTTAATTCGTTACTGCCACTCTCAACGTTATTGAATGACTTGTGAAAGCCACGCGGCGGATCGATAATTTTGCCTATTGTGGGATTCGAAAAAATCAAGATCATGTTAGGCGGTATTAGGCCTTCATGGTTCCGCACTATGGTCGCGCGTTTAGTCCACAGTGCAAAGTTACAGTGCGGGTTTTTTTCGGCAATTGTGCACAAATTAGCGAAATGTAGCGCGTTAATCAGTTCGCCATGCCCCGAGAATCTGACCCACGCCTGATTTATAACTGGGACGTCAGTAAATTTTAACTCGACGCGTGATAAAAACTCAGAATTGCGCTGAAACTTAGGGACGCAATTTTTACGATGCTTTAGTAGCATTGCGAACGAGTAACATTTAGCGCAGATATTGTTAAGCGCTTTTTTAGCGTTGCGCTTGATACAAAATTCGTTAGTCGTTGTATCAGTGTTAAGAGCCAGCAAACCAGCGAGTTTGCCGCTCATGGTCGAAAACATGTCGAGAGTTAGCATTTTTAGAACCCATTTGTTAAATGAGCGCCTAAAATAACCTAATCTTCGGGCAGTGTCAACCTATATTTTTGTTTTTTGTATGGCGATTTTTTACTGTGGGATTTTGCAGCATTTTTACTATGCTTTGTGACTAAATCCCGCCGCTTGCGAACTTTCTCGCGGCTTTCGAAACTGCTCATTTTTGTATTATACTGTGTGCTGTGAAATTTGTCAAGTCTTTTGTGTGAAATAAACTGGCACGATTCTTGCTATTATATAATAATATATAATATATATATAATATATATATTTATATTATATATATACTGTTAGGGTATCACACTTTTTATGATTTGTCAATACTGTGGCCTCTCACTTATTATGTGGTTTAACTGTGTGTTTTTCTTCGTGAAACAGGTAAATGTCTTAAAAATACCATAAAAATACCACTATTTGTGCTTGTGTGTTGCTGTGTTTTGAGTTAAACTGGCCTTAGTAATGAAGACGATCCTAGTAATAGAAAGGTGGCCCTAGTAATAAAGAGCAGGCATAACAGGATATAATATCATGAATATGGAAAAAGTTGAAGAAGGCGTAAGGTATTTGCTGCAAAACTATAGCATGGCAGAAGCAGATATGATATCATCTACTGTGCAGGACATACTTGCAGAGTATTTGGACAGACAATTATCTCAAGATACGGAGGAATGATGGAGCAAGAAATACTTGAAGGCGACCTTGTGCTTGTGGTAAATGACCATGAGGCAGGATGGTACAGTGTCGAGGAAATTGAGGCTGTAGAACACTGGGACTGCTACGGAGGTGGAGAAACTTACCATGTTCGTTACACTCCAGCGTATCATATAGCAAATAAGGACTATTCCATACAAAAAACTGTGACTCGTGGTCAAATTGACGATCACATGCCAGTAGGTAAAGGATTTTAATGAAAGAGGCAGATATACTACTAGACAAGATAAAAAAACTTTGTGATGAAATGCTGTCAAACAATCGCAAAACGATGTCTAAAAACAAGTATCTTGATAGATGCTTATCAATGATCGAGGATATGCAGAATCTTGAGGATGTGACTAAGAATTTTACCTACCTTAAACCTTGGTATGTGAAATCTTCCTTTGAAATCTACCTTAAGATGCAAGGTAAGTCCGGGCCAGATTTTGCGCCTGTTGGCAAGGAAATACCTATGAGCGCTCTATCGAAAGAGCAAACTACTCAAGCGCGAGGGAGATATGCTAAAATGAACTGGCATTCTATTGGGCATGCTAAACCGGAGTCTGGCAACCCGCTAAGAGGATACTATGACCCCAAGCAGGAAAAACAGGGATTCCACAAGCACTTAAACAAACCTTTAAACGAGTCAGAATATTGGGCGGCTAAACATGACAAAAAAAGATGACTTAAAAGAGCATTACATGGCATGCTTATCGGAGATTACAAATTCTCTTCATTTTCTGATAGACTACATTGCGATGATGAAGTCTTCTGTGTTAAATCCAGATGGCGAGTACGATTTTTTTACCGAAGAGCAGAGAACCAGCATAGCCGATATTTTGGGCGATGGCCTTGATGACCTTGACGAACTAATCATAGAAGCAATTCAAGTTTCTGTAAACTTAACTAAGGAGCAGCAATGCGATCAGAAGAACTTAAAGCATTAGTAGAGCAGTCTAATATCCCAGTAACTTTTGTTCCTTCTGTGTTTAATCCTGATCTAAAGCCAAATAGGTGGTGGAAGGATATTAAAACATGGTGGCCTGATTTAGACGAGGCGGAAGATGCAAACACTTACTGAGGATGTTCTTAGCCCGTATTTGGAGCCAGAACAGCAGAAAAGCATTAAATCTGCAAACCTCTTTACAAAGGAGGTTTTAGACTACTACCTTGTTGGCGAGACTGCTACTGGTATAAAACTACCTTGTGGCAATCCTAACAAATTTAGGCTGCGAGGCGGAGAATGCTCTATTCTTGCTGGGATTAACTCATCAGGGAAAAGTTTGTTTGCTGGGCAGATCATGCTTGGTGCTATGGAGCAGGGATACAAGTGCCTTTCTGTGTCTTTGGAAATGTCGCCTAAGTCCCAGTTGGCTCGTATGTGGCGACAAGCGTCCCTCAAGATGCAGCCTACAATTGATTTTGGGCTAGGCTTTAACTCTTGGGCAAAGGACAAGTTGTACTTCTGTGACAAGCAGGGAACTATTGATTTACCTACGCTGATGTCAATCATCAGGTATACAGTCGCAGAGTACGGTGTAGACTTTATTCTTGTAGACAGCCTGATGACCATAGGAGGCATTGCTAACGATGACTACACTAAGCAGAAGCAAGTCGTATGCGAAATTGCTGATGCTGCCCGTGACCTTGATTGCCATATCATGCTGGTAGCGCATGCTAGAAAATCTATGTCTGTACGCGATAAGATTGACAGGTTCTCTATTCGCGGCGCTGGTGAGTTGGCCGACAGGGTAGACAACGTGTTGCTTATGGGTAGGTACTACACCGAAGAAAATGATGACGAGCCTGATGCTTACCTTGCCATATCAAAGGCTAGACACTGGGACATGGCTGAGTGCGAGATAGACTTGTGGCTACATGATGAGTCGCTAAACTTAACTGAGGAGGGAATACTGCCTAAGAAACTGGAAATGGATGATGAGTAACTGGAAGAACTTCGAACGAAGGGTTGCCAAAATATTTGGCGGCGCAAGGATACCAGTTAACGGCAGGGCTGAGTTAGATATAGATCACCCAAAATACGGTATAGAATGCAAGTATCGCAAAGTCCTACCTGATTGGCTTTTTGGCAAGGCGGTTAAGCAGGCCTTGACCGGAAGCAAGAAGTGTGGTAAAATACCCATAGTTGTAATTGGTAAATATAACAGTTCTGATATCCATGTGCTTATGGATATCCAAACATTCTTAACTATTACAGGAGAAAATGATGTCCAACATGCAAGTTCACCCGATGTTTCGTAGCATCCTTAATAACTTTTTTGATGATAGACCTTTGTCGCAGCAATTGCTTAGTCCTATTAAGTATCAAAAAACAGAAGTATACGAGAGCGGCACTGGCGCTGAAGATGACCCTTTAATCTCAGTGGAAACTAGGTACGAGCCAGTAACTAAGCGCTGGAAATCTTGGACAACAGAATCTGGGGAGTTTCATCGAATCGCATTGGAGGATTAATGGATCGAATAGAACTAGACCTTAAACGCCCATTTGAACTTAACGAACTTTTATGGCGCGATGGTTATGGGAAGGGTAACAAATCGCTTGTGTACATTACGGCCCGTACAGCGCAAAACAGACTAGATAAAGTGTTTGGGCCAGCAGGCTGGCAAGTATCCTATGACTATAAAGGCGACAGGATGCTATGCACTGTGTCTTGTTTGGTTAAAGGTAACTGGGTTAGTAAGACAGACGGCGCTGGCGACACTAGCATCGAAGGCGAGAAGGGAGGTATCTCTGACGCATTTAAACGTGCTTGTGTTGCTTGGGGCATTGGCAGGTACTTGTACTACCCTACCGCTTTCGACCAGAACAAGCAGCCAGCACATTGGGCAACGCCTGAAGGCTACGATAAGATCATGGCCGTGAAGTACGAGGATGAACTTAAGGATTGGGTAGAAGAATACAACAGGAAGGCCGCATGAACGAGTACCAAAAGTTTATCCACAAATCTAGGTATGCTAAATACTTAGACAGCGAGAAACGCAGGGAGTCTTGGGAAGAAACCGTCACACGATATATTGATTTTTTTGAGAAACGTAGCGACATAAACCTTTCCAAGGTAAAGAAGGCGATCATTGATATGGATGTTATGCCTTCTATGCGATGCTTGATGACTGCTGGCGAGGCTTTAGATCGTGACAACGTGGCAGGGTACAACTGCGCGTATCTTGCTGTTGACTCTCCTAGGGCTTTTGATGAGACTGCTTACATACTAATGTGTGGTACTGGTGTAGGGTTCTCTGTGGAGCGACAGTTTATCTCCATGCTTCCTGATGTTGCCGACGAGTTCCATGACTCCGATACTGTTATCGTTGTGGCGGACAGTAAGATAGGTTGGGCTAAAGCCTTGAAGGAACTTGTTTCTTTGTTATATGCTGGGCAGATTCCCACATGGGATTTGTCTAAACTGCGTCCAGCAGGGGCTAGGCTAAAGACATTTGGTGGTAGAGCGTCTGGCCCTGATCCTCTGGATAAAATGTTCAAGCACTTTGTATCTGTATTTAGAGGCGCAGCAGGGCGCAAGTTAAACTCTATCGAGTGTCACGACTTGATGTGCTTTATTGGCGAGTCTATTGTAGTGGGTGGAGTAAGGCGCTCTGCCATGATTTCTCTGTCCAACCTCACTGATGAGCGAATGCGTCACGCCAAGTCTGGTCAGTGGTGGATGGAGAACCCGCAACGCGCCCTGTCTAACAATAGCGTTTGCTATACTGAGAAGCCCGACATGGGAATCTTTATGCGTGAGTGGCAGTCTCTTTACGAGAGTCGTAGTGGTGAGCGAGGCATCTTTAATAGAGAAGCGGCAAAGAAAATAATTCCAGATCGTCGAGACGATTCTTACGCTTTTGGGTGTAATCCATGTTCTGAGATCATACTAAGGTCTAAACAGTTCTGTAATCTTAGCGAGGTAGTCTGTAGGGCTGATGACACGCTAGAAACAATCAAGAAGAAGATTGAGATTGCTACGATCATAGGTACAATGCAGTCTACCCTCACTGACTTTAGGTATCTATCTCCAGCGTGGAAGCGTAATACTGAGGAAGAGCGTCTTCTTGGGGTTAGTTTAACTGGAATCATGGACTGCAATGCTCTTATGCTTGCAACTGATTCTGAATTAAATGACCTAAAGGAGGTAGCGATAAAGGTCAACAAGAAGTACGCCAAGATGCTGGACATACCTGAGTCTGCTGCAATCACATGCGTCAAGCCATCTGGAACGGTTAGCCAACTTGTAAACAGCAGCAGCGGGATTCATCCTCGTTACAACGACTACCTAATTCGTAGGGTAAGGAACGACAAGAAAGACCCGCTTAGTCAAGCAATGATTGATGCTGGCTTTCCTGCCCACACTGATCCGTATAATACAGAGGCGTGGGTATTTGACTTCCCCCAGATGTCTCCAAAGGGTGCTGTTACTAGGCATGACCTGAGCGCTTTGGATCACTTAGAGGTGTGGATGCGCTTTGCAGTACACTGGTGCGAGCATAAGCCATCTGTTACGATCTACGTTAAGGAAGAAGAGTGGATGGATGTCGGCGCTTGGGTCTGGAAAAACTTTGACCTTATGTCTGGCGTATCGTTTCTGCCTAGCGCAGATGAAGCACATTCATACGAATCAGCACCTTACGAGGACATTGGCAAGGAGGAATACAAGGAATTGTCAAAAGCAATGCCTGATAAACTAGATTGGGACTCTATAGTAGAGGTAGAGGATGTTACAACCAGCAGTCAAGAACTAGCCTGCGTAGGAGGTGCTTGCGAACTATGATGGACTTTAAAGTGTTTTTTCTAGGGGTAGCAATGTTATTTCTGATTGCTATATGATTTTAAAAGATAAAAGGTGGAGGAGTAAAAAATACACCGATTGGGTTGCCAAGAACATGGCATGCGCCAACTGCACATTACAGGATGAGACTATAGTATCTCACCATTTGAAGCACCGCTATTTTCCGTATAGTGGTGGAGGCACTGGCATGAAAGCAGATGACTTTTTAGTTATGCCGCTATGCTATACATGTCATGACAAAGCGCATAATGGAGATAATGATGTGTTAGATTGGCAAGCAGAGTTTATATTTAAAACATTGACAATGGCTTTTAGGGAGGGTATACTTATTGTTGACGACACAAGATGCTGAAGATGCTTTGGAGTTTATGCACGATAACTGCCTTAAACTTGCGGAAGCAAGGGCGCAGAAAGAACAGATCAAAGAGTTCAAAAAGATCGAATCTTCTCGACTATTTCTGGAAGCGCCAAAAGGGTCTGTGGCAGACCGTCAAGCATGGGCTTTGTCCCATGAAACCTACAAGAACCTTGTGGAAGGCGAGAAGGAAGCCATCAGGCGTGAGTACGAACTATCCATGCGCTTTAAAGCAGCGGAGGCTACAATCGAAGTATGGCGTACAATTCAAGCGAACAACCGCGTAGAAGCGCGGGTGTTATAATAAACCCAACAGAACTAATGGACTACAAACCAATGAGACAAAACAACCCGAACACTTTTATATTTTTTGAAAACCCTGAAGCGGTTGGGAAGCAGCCTAATCTAAAAGGTAAGATGTTCGATGAGAACGGAAAGGAATGGGAGATTGCTGGCTGGTTCAACACTTCAGCAAAGGGTGCTAGATACATTTCCGGTAAGATTCAGGAACCGTACAAGAAGTCTAACTACGTTCCCGGCGAAGACCGCGAAGACAATCCATTCGCATGACATATAACATCAACTTCGCTAACGGCGAGTCTGTGCAACTTGTGTTTGATGCAGACATACATGAATACAGGCTTGCCGACAGCGAGGAGGTTATTCCATCGGCTACCCAGATACTTAGCGTAATAGCAAAACCTGCACTAGTATACTGGTCGGCTAATGAGGCCGTAAAGAACTTTAAGTCTTCTGCTGTCGAACTTTCCCAGATGACTAAGCGTCTAAACCTGACCAACATGGCATATACCTTTGGCGACTCTGGTATAGATGCTGCGGGCGCTAGGGCTGTGAACGCACATAAGCATATAAGTTCTGAGGCCGCGAGAGTTGGTTCTGAAGTACACAACTATATAGAAAAAACCTTGAAGAAAGAAGAAGCACAGATGCCTATATCTCTGCAAGGCCAGTCTTCTTGCAAGGCTTTCCTAAAATGGTACGAGGATCATCCCAACGTAAAGATATTGTCATGCGAGGAAAAAGTCTATCACCCAGAACTAAAGTATGCTGGCACTGTCGATGCTGTCGCTGAGATAGATGGTGATATATACATCATTGATTTTAAGACATCGAGCAAAGTTTACCCTGAGCATCATATCCAATGCGCTGCTTACGCTAAAGCGATTGAGTTAATGTACGGGAAGGAAGTGCATCACACATTTATTCTGAGGCTAGACAAAAGAAGCGAGAAGTACCACACTAGCATATCTAGCGAGGTTAACGAGAACTTCCTAGCATTTCGCGCGGCAATGGTTTTACATCGAAGACTGCATGGAGGTAATCGTGCAAAAGGAAAAAAGAAAACTTCCGTGGCTGAAGGGGAGCGCGTTTAACTTTGCTTGGCTTGAAACACCTAGGGAAATTTACAGGTGCGAAAGAAGCAACACGCCTGAAGGCTGGAAGTTTCTGATAAGCACCAAGAAGAAAACATATATGCACGTTGACAGCGTTCCATACTTAAAAGAAGAACTAGACGAGGCAATATATCAATGGATAGAAGAATATGAAACTACTCGTTATAGGTGACCCGCATGCACATCCCGAATACGATAATGATCGTTTTACTCACCTTGGAAAATATATTGTTAAAGAGAAGCCTGATGTTATTGTGTGTCTTGGCGATTTTGCTGACATGCCTAGCCTATCTTCATATGATAAAGGAACCAAGGGATTTGAAGGAAGGAGATACAGGAGAGACGTTGATGCTGTTATTGATGCCCAAAGAAAACTATTCTTACCTATACGCAAACACAACGAGCATCTTAGACGGCAGAAGTTAAAACTGTACAAGCCTAAGTTGCACATGACTTTAGGCAACCATGAGGACAGGATAAACAGAGTTATTAACAGCAGCCCAGAACTAGAAGGAGCAATATCAGTAGATGATTTACAGTACAGAAAATTTGGCTGGAAGTGTACCCCTTTCAAGCATGTTCTTACGATCAAACAAATATCATTCAGCCACTACTTTACATCTGGGGTTGCTGGTAGGCCGATCAGTTCAACAAACACGGCTACAGCGCTAGTGAATAAACTGCATTGTTCCAGTGTGCAGGGTCACTCGCATTTATACAATCATGCGGAACAGACTAGGCCAGATGGACAAAAGATATTTGGATTGTCCGGTGGATGCTTCTCTCACCCGCATTATTCAGAGAACTGGTGTAGGGATACAGAGTACCAGTGGTGGAGGGGAGTCATCATGCTAGAAGGTCTGGACGGGGAAGGATACTACGATGGAATCCATGCGGTAACTCAAAGGAGTATATGCTAATGGAAAGAAGTGATTACGATAAGGCCTACGATTATTGGTCGCGGATGGCTAAAGAAGAATTTAACAGGCCGCAGATTGTAGAAACTGCTGTTGACCACCGTGACTACTCTTCTCCGGTATGGTGGGCTATGCAGGATGAACTACAAAGACGTGATGCTATAGACTTGAAACGCTACATGCGTCGTGAATTAAAGGAGGCAAAGAAAAGCGACCATTTGTACAAAACGCCTAAATCTCGCCTTAAAAATCAACAACTTAGAAAGGGAAAAATGGCAGTATAGTACCCCCCTACTACGCTGCCAAAATTATGTCAAAAGGATCAAATCAAAGGCCTACTGATAGGCAAAAGTTTAACGCTAATTGGGACAACATATTTGCTAAATCCAAGCAAGGAGCAGGAAAGAGAGTGGCAGGAAGAAAGAAGAAGGCTGTTCGCTAAATACTGCTGGGCTAACTCATCCAAGTTTGCGCCTTCAGGTCTGACTTGGGCGGAGGTGTTTAAGAAAGTCGAAGGTATGAGCCTTGGGCAATACGCTGAACAGATAAAACAACGCCAGCAGGAAAAGAATGAAAGCCGTAAGGAACAGGCGGGTTTTCAGAAGACTCTTCTGTAAAATCGTCTGGGTCTAGTGTACCAGCAATTACGATCTCGTCTTTGTCTTCTCTTACCAGCCATCCTACAGTATAAAACGTAGGAATTTTTGGCTCTTTTTCCCAACCTGACGTTGCTATAATGTCACGCCACTTTACTACAACTAACTCTTTTTCTTCCTCTCTAGAGGACCGGGTAGAATCCAGCCGATTATTATCGGCCCCACAAAGAATAGAATCAGCATCCATCCAGCAACCTCCACAAGTTCTTCTATTAGCATGAAGAACGATTTACGTTCTATGGTTTGTACTACGTTGCTATCCTTCTCCGTTAGATCGGCAAGGACAATCCCTGTCGAGGCACCCACCAGCGCACCCGCCATCGGAGCAGTTACACCACCGCTGATTACAGTTGCGGCTCCCGCACCGATTGCTGCTCCCGTCCCGCTGTACGTCGCGTCCCTCAGAGTCTCGCATCCGCTTATCAGAGTGGTCAAGAATAACCATGTTATGCAGTGAGCATGCCAAGAAGTACGACGGCTACCACGATAGCCACTATCTTTTGTTTCGTCCCTAACTGGTTCCACTTCTTTACTGTTTCTTCCCACATTATTTCTTCCTCGCTGTACGTTTTGATTGTTTAAATGCTTTTGCGGTTGGCGCTCCTTTGCTTCCGGGCTTCCGCATTTTTTCTCCTGATCCTGCCTTGATTCGTTTACGCTTGGCATGGATGTTTGCGTATAAACCTTTGCGCGGCATTAGTATTTCTTCGGGCTTTTCTTCATGGGTTTTTTAGCAGGCTTCTTTCTTTTCATCTTCATAAGTTCCTCCTTGTGGTACAGAAATTTACTAGTTGCTGTATGCTTTGATCCAGACATCAGCCTACCCTTAGCATCTTTGTGAGTTCCCCCTTTGTGTTCCGTTCCATCACGGAAATAATGTTTAACTCCTTTCAACACTTCCACCTTCGTCTTGCTTGACGTATTCTTGAGTTGGGATCATTGCGAGTTTTTGCGCTTGACCTTTTCAGTTGACCTGCCGATCTAGCGCAGTAGGACTTTCTACGTTTGGCATCCTTAGAACCCTTCTTCGGGTTTCCTGTTACTGCTGTCTGTAGTTTGGAGCCGGGATTAGCGCGACGGTACGCGGCTACGCCTTTTGCTGTCATGCCAGCGCCAGACTTTGTTGGTCTATAGTTAGCGCCCTTACCTTTCGTTGTCTTCGGTATAGGCTTATCCTTTCGAGCCATCAGCGCATCTCCTTTCCAAACGCTCTGTCGATTGTTTGCTCAAGACTTTCAATCCTGTACGTCAATACGTCCAAATGATCGACCATCATCCTGATGTCATCTCTGTCACGCTTTAACTCTTCAACGTCATTAGATATACCAGATGCCCACCAAATAGCAGTAGCAGTCTGGCCAATGACAAATATAATTGCGCCTAGTAAATAGGATGGTATATTTATTCCGCTCATGTTTTTTCCTCGGGGTACACTGGGTTAGGGTTGATGCTAAGTGACGTACCATTTGACTGACCGCCCCAAAGAATACAAGCCTCTTCCCTATCCTTCATCATTCGCGTAACCACGAGGGTAGACGTTGTTTGCTCTTTGTTTACAAATAACACAATGGTTGTATCAACACTCATGTGGCTCATTACCATAGGTATTTCGCCGTAGTCTTTTTCAAGATGCTCCACCATGCTTATAAAACTAGGAGTACAAGCCAATTGGAATGGGGCCTCAAAAGCATACATATCATCAGGCATAGGAGTTTGCGCTAGAATAGCCGCTAGTGCTAGTTCCTTCACTCAAATATACTCTTTCTTTCAATCTGGGGCGCATCAAAAATACTATCGAAAGCCCTTTGAACTGGATTAGAAACTACTCTTTTCATAAACTCCTGATCCATAAGTTGATCTAGTTGGCTCCTAGAATCTCTATCTCCAGTTCTGCCCCCTAAGATTCCAGCGCCGCCAATGTAGTCTGGGCTGGTGTCCTGAGAAAGCCTATGCAAGAATGACCCAAGATTACGCATTGCTACCATCTTGTCCTTCTTGTTGGTAAGTTCGTATAACTTTACCAACTCATCAACTTCATTAGCAAACTCTCTAGTACCCGGCTGTAAAGTAGATATTCTGTTTAAAGCCGCCGCTTCATCGGCTGTCTGCTCTTTCATCACAACCCTAAAACTTTCCATGAAGTCTCTTTGCAATCCAAAAGCAGCGGAAAAGGCATACGCCGGTATTTTTGCAAATATCCTAGTCAAAGAAGCCCTAGCGTTCTTTGGCGCGGTTGTTTCTACGCCTCCTATTCTTTCCCCAATTGCTTTTTGCTGGGCAGACATCGCTTTTTCTTTGCCTAGCCTAGAAATAAAGTCACTGTAACGCTGTTTTGCGTCAGGAAGCCCGTTAAAGATCATTTGCATCTTTAATTTTAATTGCGGGTCTGATAGAATATCTTTAGCAGTTACTCCAGAACTAATCATAGTATCAATAAAAGACCTAACGAAAGACTCCCTATTCGCTAGTTTTATTGGTTGCGGAAGGTTAGGATCGCCCCTGAACAAGTCCATTGCTCGCTTGTACTCAATTCTGTCCGAAGGAGAGGTGCTTGCCGCCTTCCTTCCTGCAATAGCGGCATCCTCCATGTTCTTTGTTGTCTGCACAGAGAGATCATGCGCCCTCATATCATCAGAAGTTTTTATTAAATTGTCTAGAGTATTTCTTTGCTGGTTACCTATCTCCGGGTTTATTTCACCTTTTTCTACGGCTGGGCCAGCCTTTCTATCGTAGGCTTTTCTTAGTTCATGCAAAGTTCTGTAATCGGCATCCCTATTATTAAGAACAACTTTGTACTTCCCGTTCTCTTTTACTATGTCTCCAGCCTTTATAGTAGATTTAGGGTCTGCTTTCTTTGCGGCCTTTGCAGATTGTTCAGTATGTTTTTGTACAGTGAATGGGAGAGATTCGCCATGTTGCTGTACAAGCCGTCTAAAATCCCTTTCCGGTATGTAACGAATACCGTTTACAAAATCGTTAAAGTTTTTAGGCAGCAACTTCGGATACCCATCTTCCCAATACTGACTATATCCGGGCTTACCTTTCGCAGAATTCACTCTCGTAAGTCTGTCAGCAACAACAGAAGAATAAAGGGTTTTCCAGTAAGGCCAAGCCTTCAATGTATTAATAGCGCCAGAACCAGTAAACGATGTTCTTTGTCCGTAAGCAGCATCCCTAAGTTCGTCTTCAAAAGGCTTTTGTTCTGCCGCCCTTCTTGCTATGGCCTGCTCTGCTGTCAAGTCATCAGGTATGTTGCCTCTTCCGCGCATCTCAGATGCCAGCCTATTTGATGCTTCAACCTCTCGCTCAAACAAAGAGTCTGCAACATCTTGACCACTGGCCCTTGCAAGCCTCGTTGCTTCTTGCTGTAAAGCAGAAGCCTCTCTTCCTAAAGATTCTGGTATTGTGGTAGGAACCCCTAGTCTTGAAGCATCCTCCATCCCTGCGGATTGCAGTCCTCTAAGCATTGCTTCAGGGCTGCCCATATCTGGAACCCGAAACAATCTTCCTCCAGACGCATCCATTCTTGCTGCATGCAGGAGTCTTTCTCTGGCTCTTTGCGTTGGGGTAGACGCTACTCTTGGGCTAAGTGCTGAAGATGCCATATTAATAACGCCCTGTATTCCTGAACCAAGTGCAGCGCCAGATTCAAATCCTTCGCCAAACTCTCCGCCCAAGCCTACGTTAGTCGCTCCGCCATAAAGCCCGGTTTTGGCCCCTGCCTCTGCAATCTGGCCTAACCCAAAGTTGCTGGATATAGTTGCTGGATTCAACACAGAATAGTCAACTCCAGAAGCGGCCTGCATGGATGGCCTAACTCCAGAGGCTCTTGCGCTAGTCCTTAATGCTGGGCTGATACCCCCAAGAACCATAGTAGGGTCAACGGCAAATCCTCCGTAAGTACCTATGTTGTAAGCGTTAGGCGCTAAAGCCTCAAACAAGGAATCCCTTGCTCTAGCGTCTTCAAGAATTTCTTTCTGTCGTTGCTTGAAGTCTTTTTCATCTAGCAAACCAACTGCTTCGCCAATTTCGCCAAGAAAAGCGCCCATGTATGAACCAGCCTCGTCGCCAAGTTCCCAAGTCGCTGAGTTAGCAAGCCTGCTCATAAAACCGGTAGCGAGTTCCATTGGCTCAAGTTCGTATTGCTCTTTTAACTTCCTTGTGATAAGATCAACTCTTTCCCAAGAGTCTAACTCAGACCACATGTCATCAAAAGACATCATTTTTGGCGGGAGAGGATTACCATTAGCATCTTCTCTGTTTATAACAGAGCCAAACGCTCTAAATGTTATAGGGACTGTATGACCAATCCTTAAAGGAACATCTCTAGTTATTGTTTCGTAATCGTACTCTATGTCTTTTTGTTTCAATTTACGTTCCTCTAGAAATTAGCAGCCCTGCTCTTTCTTCTTGGCGTATCAAGCAATTGCAAGTTATTTTCTTCCTCAAGTCCGCTAGAGTATCCGCTAAGCGCATTGCTGTAGGCATTTGGATTTGTCAGGCTAGACATGTCTTCAATAGCGACATTGTTTTTATAATATTCAAATATGTCTTCTGAAGTCCCCGGATAGTTAGGAGCAACGTACTCTTTAGACAGATCATCTAACCTGTAAACATCTGAATTGTAGTCCCAATCTTTTGCCCTAAACTCAGAGTCCCAAGGTTTAATTGAAGTATGCTCATAAGTTCTTTTATCAGAAGCAAAATCATTTTGTAACTGACTTGCCCTTAAACTATAAGCGGCATTGGCAGCGTATGCAAGCATATCTCTTTCATACTGCGTTAAAGTTGACGATCTTCCGGTAAAACGAGCCTTCATTTTATCAAAAGCCGCTTGAAACCCGCCGCCTAAGTTAGCAAATAAGTTTTCAATGTCAGAACCTCTAACAACGCCATTAGGGTCGTATAATTTTTCCATTGCCCTTATTGCGTTGTAATCTGTATTAGAAGTTTTTTGAGCCAAGTTATTTATAATCTGACCGTAGGTTTCTTTAAACTCTTGGTTTTTGGCGATCCTATCTTCTGCCCTAACTTTAAATTTGTCCGCAAGTTTTACAGCGCCTTGAGTAGTGTACCTACGCTCACGGATAATATCGTCTCCCCTCTTCATAACAAACTGCGATATTTCAGCGTTAGCAGGCTCATCAGGCAAAGATGTTACTGACTTATCTCTTTGGTTGTATACGCCTATGTTTGGCCTTGCTTCCTGATAGCCGTTACGGAGAGCGTCTATGTAATCTTGCTCACTGTTTATGTTTATTTGATTAGCAGTATTCTTGTCAAACATGACCGCCGGTATTTTTGTAGGGTCAAACATAATGCTAGGTCTAAGGTCTTTTAGATCAGTGAGCGCTTGAGCAAGTGCTTCCGCTTGCTCTGGCTTGTTAAACTTGGACGCAACATCAGACAATGATGCTGCCTCGTTTAGGCCGTATTGCAAAATATCCGCTTTAGTCATAGCGGTTCTTTCTGCTTGCCCGTACCTAGCGTCTATCTGTTTTTGTACTTTTTCAGTATCGTAAGGCTGTCCTTCCAAAGCCCTAAACACCTCAGAAGAAACTTCATTTTTAGTAGGTATTGACTCCCTAGCAAATATTTCATCCATAGATGAGTTTGCTATGGAATTAACAGCAGAATCAATTTGATCTGGTCTAATTGCCCCAGCCCTCAAAGCGTCTGCTTCCTCATTTTTAGGAACATACCTAGTTTTTCCGTTTTCAACTATAGGCACTAAGTCGTTTTCATTAACTAAATCAGGGTATAGTCCCTGTATAGTAGAGATTAAACTAGGGTCTGTAATATTGTTAGTCTCAAAGAATAACTTTAAGTCCTTGTTGGTGTTAAGTTTGCCGCTTAGATACTGATTTCTTGCAAGACCAACTGTTTGCTTGGCGTTATCTAGTATAGCGGCGGCTTGCTGGGCTTTTGCATCAGAATCAGTCATCGTAAATCCAGCACCTAACTCTTTACTAATGTCAGAGTTTTTAGGACGATAAATTATTTCCATCTTGTTGGATTCTGAGTTCCACTTTCGTAAAGGGATCATTTCCCCTTCATCATACATAGGCAGTTGTTTTCTTAGGAAATCTGCTGTTGATGGGCCAATCCCATATTTCTTTATGAACTGATCCATCTCCCTAGCATTTGACGGAGGATTCTCTCTAAATATTTTCCAAGCCATTCCCAGTTCAGTATCATCAGCGCTTGCGCTGGATTGAGCGCTTTTAGGCATGGATGAATAAGGAAAAATTCTAGGCGCTCTGCCAGTAGTCATTGCGCTAAAAATTTCCATCAACTGAGTTTTACGGCGCTCCTCGTCAAGTTTCTTTTGGAACTCAAGGTCAGACATAATGTTTTGGTTGTACATTTGCTGCGCTTGCGCTTGGATGTCTACGTTAGGAAGATTGTAGTTATCTTGAGGAAACGTAGGAAAACCGCTAGTTCCATAGCCTTCCTCAAAGGCTGATTGAGTAGCCTGACGATTTTGGTCTGCTAGTATTTGATTTGCTCTTTCAGTCTTAATACGATCCTCTTCTTCTGTACTGAAGTTACCGTAAAAACTGCCGAAAGGCGCTCTGCTATCAAATAAACTTGCCATATTATGTATTCCTGTATCTTCCTAAAAAGGGATAGAATTCTTCTAGTTTTCTAAACGGGTCTTCAGGTTTATCGGCAACGCCCATAGAAGCCATTTGTAGATTGGTAGGCCTGCCTGATTTTGGCGCTGTGCCACCACCGCCACCTGATGCCCTTCCGCCCTCGGATTGTTTACCCATGTATGCAAGCATCTCTTGTAAACTACCCATTCTTTTTAGGCGTTCGTTCTCGATTAATTTCCATCGCTCAAGTTCCTTTGAGTACTTGGCAGCATCAAGCATTTCGCTCTTTTGCTGGTAAGTTGGCGCGTCTGACTGACCCAAAGCAGGAGGAGCGCTGTAAGGGGCTATACCTAATGGCTGTCCTTCTGGAGTGTACACTGGTTTAAAGTCAAAACCGGCGTGAGGATTTACAGACACGCCCGGAGTAGTTACAGGGCCGGGAACCATAAAGTCCTTTGGTTGAGGCCTAGGAGCGCCCATGAACGCCCTGCCAAGATCAAAGTCCTGAAAAGGATTTTGAAATCCAGAAAAAGGATTTTGAAACCCAGCAGCCATTAGATAGCCCCGTAGTCAACGTACTTGATGCCGTTTACACTTCCAACAGCATCAGGATACATGATCTCTACTTCTTGAGCCATAACGCCTCGTCTTGGTGTATCATCTCCAATGTAGTTATACCTGTACACGTTTAAGCCTTTCCACTTAACTCCTTCAGGAACAATGTTTTCTTTGACGTTTCTGTCGGAAAGTGAGGCAAGGCCAGATATTAGTCCTACGGCCTGACTGGCGGTAGTAAATGGAGACTGGCCGGGTAGGGTGCTAGTAGACGATGATCCGCCAGAACTCGTACCTCCGTAGTTACCAGTAATTGCAGACATGTAGTTCTGCAATGCCGCCATCGGAGCGTTAGCCTCATAAGCGTATCGAGCCATATCAGCATCGATTCCAGCCTGAGTCATTGCTCTGCGTTCAGCGCCAACGTCACCAATAGCGCCGTACATGCTAAGAGGTGCAGACATAATGCTAGGATACATGGCCATAGACCTAATCTGCTGATCTAGCCCCATTTGGGCAGCAGGAAGGCGCATGCCTTGCGCGGTACTGTAAGCATCGCTGTACATCTGAGCAAGAGGAGTAGTAAGTCCTGCTTGAACAGCATCAGCAACTGCTTGGTTTTGCTGTAGCGCAGCACGGCTTGAGCCTCCTGGCTGGTACATAACCTGCTGCTGACGTATACCGGGTAAAACTTCTGTCTGCAAGTTTCCGATTACGTCTCCAGTTAAGGCCTCTGCCATTGCTTGATAAGGCGTGCCCGCCCCAGTACGCACATTTCCCGCAAGTAGGTCAGCCATTTGACCAGAACTAAACGGCGTCTGTCCAGCAAGACCCTGCATTAGAGCGCCCTCTGCGCCAGCCTGCATTCCAGCAGCCCTAGGCCCAGTAGCGTAATTAATTACCGCTTCTTGAGCAAAAGTTTGTGCTGGATCAAACCCTGCTAATGTTTCACCGGGGTAGTAATCGGGTGGGCCTTGCTCGTATAGTTGCTTTGCCCTATCAAATCCGCCAAGTATATAAGGAACTTGAGGAGCCCAAGGACCGGATTCAGCGCTAAATTCTGTTGCTGTTGTTGAAGTTTGACTTCCTTTTGCCATATTTATATCCTTTTAGTTACCATGTAGAAGAATCGGCTCCGCCGCCCTTGCCCATTCCTAAATCTCCAGATGATCTTCCATCACTATCTACGCCCTTACCATCGTGAGATGAACTTCCCGGCCCGCGATCAGGCCCTCCACGTTGGTCTAGGTCAGTTAGCCCATCATCGGACGATTTGGGTTTTTTAGAACCACTATCTTCTTCTCCACCCTCTTCCATCATTTCAAAGTTAAGAGCGTAAGGATTAGAGTAACTTACAGGAATTAAGCCAAGTTGAGGGGGCTCGTATCTCAAAATACCTTCGTTCATAGGGAATGCCTGTTGATACTGGGCTGTTCCCGGCTGGTACAGAAGACCACCCATGCCGCCAAAAGGACTCATTCTGGTGTAAGCAGAGTAATCGTAGGCTTGAGGCGCTGAATAATCAGCCACTAACATTGGGAAAAACGAATTTCTAGACGCTGCTGCCTGTATCGGAGAAATTAATGGCGCGGCTGGTGCGGCTGTTGCAGCCTCTTCACGCGCTGCTGTAGGCGCTGACTGTTGCCAAAATGCTTTGCCTTCTTTTTCTAAATCTACGTTTTTTTGCCGCCAACTTAAAAACCCACTTTTCCATTTTTCCCAATCAGCCTTGTTGTCTGTTTGTGGTATAATAGAACCTCCAGCACGATCATAGCCTAAGTCTTTTGCGTGACTTAAAATGTCTGCTTGCTCTCTACGCCAAGCCATGCCGTCGCCGCCAAAGGCTCTTTTAAGTGGGTTTGATCCTCCGCTCATTAGTGCATCCTCTCTTGTAAATCTTTGGTAAATACTATGTACGAATCTTTCCAATCTGGCAGCATTTTTTTCCATCCTTTTCTGCCCCATAATTCCAATGCGGAGCATTCGTTGGTTATAGCAAATGACTCAAACATGTCATTAAATTGTTTGTGTACTTCCTTAAAATTTTCTCCAGCAAGAGAAATTACTCTAAGTATTTTCTTTTGCGGGTAATGTATAAACTGAGTAAGCATGGACATTATTACTCTGCCTTCATCAACAACAACCCACAGTTGCATTTGTTGCGAGTTAACTGCTTCCCATATATCATTTATGCTAAGTTCTCCCTCGCTTCGCTCAACAACTTTTCCAAGCATGGGGTGGACAGCAGGCCACACATATGGAATTTGATCTACCGTAACTATACCAGCCTTCAAAATCTCTTACTCCCAAACAGCATTACCCTGCCGTTGTTATCGTAAGTTACACCTGCATCCAAGTCATCAGCGACAGGGGCAAGCAACATAACCTCATATCCATTATCTGTAGCGTAGTTAAACTGCACCATAAACGGTAGCGGCTCATCAAAACCAAACTTATCGTATGCGGCTACCAACAGTACAGCAAACATCATCAACTCTACTTCATTCTTTTTAGCAAACTCTTGTATGCGATCCCACTCGTCTTTTTTCTTTGAGTCTTCTACCAAAGACCCAC